GAAAATGCTGGACAATCCCAAGGCAAAAGAAAGTCTTGCCAGTAGAAGACTCACCAGCGATAGCAGTGATCTTGTTGGAGGGGACACCTCCGTAGATTGAACCGCTAACCAAAGCATTGAAAATGTAACTACCAGTGTCAATGAAATCAGCAGTGTCTCCTGCTGCGACACCATCGCTGACAAGTCCTGCATACTCATTACCAATCTCCTTTGCTACATCCTGTAAAAAATTCACTCTTTAACCTCCAATAATGATGTGATGTAATTAGAACGTTTCATGGCACGTTCAAACCATTTTGCTTCAGATTCTTCATCAAAGGTTTTCTCCTCCCTTGGAGAAAAACCAAATGCACTTTGATAAGATACTACGAATCTTGTTTTCTTCATCCGAATAGAAACTCCAGTGATGCTACTTTTTCTGCTTGCCATCCAATCGTATCCATAATAACTTTGATAGGTTCAAGGAAACTCTTTGAGAATTGTAAATCATAATCTACCTGTTTGTCAAGACCAAGCTCTTTCGGAAATGTACCCAGATAACTGATCACATTCTCGTTAATTCTATTAGGGGTCTTCAAATAAACAAACTTAATCTTCTCTCCATCTTGGATCAAGGGATACTTATGTGTCAGTTTATTTTTCTTATTATGGAAATTGTACAACAACGCACCACGCACATGGATAGGAGTGCCTTTACTATAGATCGTTGCTGGATTAGACCATTTATTTAGATTATTACAACCTCGTGGGAATGAAATATCTTCGATCGGCAACGATGTAAATTCATCCTTGAAATCTGCAATAAACTTTTGTGCCTGCTCCTCATCTTTATTCATGATCACAGTCATACAATCCCTAATGGCAGTGCGACATGCAGCAGGAGTAGAAGACTTAACTGCCTCAAGACCCATGATCTTGAGTTTAGGTTTCTCATAACGAACACCTTCACTGTCCCAGACATTAAGGATGTATCGTTTCTTAGCAGTCCAGATGCCCTTGTTAGCGATGTTCTCTCGCTTCATGAACATCTTCTGTTCATAGGCACCGACGTAATCTGCTAGTTCTTGGTATGACCTGTCGATGAATGGTTCAATTCGTTCTTTGCAAGCAGTGTCAAGGAAGTTAACGATCCTCTCTTTAGAAATATCTGGGTCATTAAATACTGAGCGAACAAGTAGATCAAGACAGATATAGATGCTGTCAGTATCGGAAGCAATAACATAATCGTGATCCTCTGTTTTAAGTAGTTTGTTTAGATATTGATTTACTTTCCCTTCAATCCATCTAATCGAGACTTGCCCGCTAAGAGTAATCGCCTCAGCATTTGCAAGATTGTAGTATCGAAAGTATTGGTTTCCGATGGCACCATAGGCAGAATTGAGTTGGATCTTTCTTGCCATTTGGATGTTGTTAAATTTTGAGATATCCTTTTGTAGTGCCAAGGTCTCTGCAGGTGTGGTGGCATGTTCAAGAGCTTGCTTAGACTCAAGCATTCGTTTCTTGTAAATGGTCCTTTCATCATAGATCCTCTGCATCATTTCGGGTAGAAACCCATGAACATCTTTTCTGTATTGTGCCCCGTTGGCGCATACACAGTTCTCACCACTAATGTCTAGCGTTTCCTCAAGGATTCTATCCACCGTTGCGCTGGGATGTCTCTGGTCGATGAGTGTCTCTGGGGAAATATTGTACTGCATAATAAGATGAGGATACAGACTATTGAGGTCAAAACTGACAACCCAATCATACTTTCCAGGAATCGGTTCCTTGACGTATGCTCCTGCGTATTTCTCATCCTTCTTCGCACCTTTACGAGGGGGAACAACAATATTGCGTTCACTTAGATAGTTATAAATCATCGTGTCCCACATACGGACTTGACTATACACATCTTCAAAGTTCACCTTCGCATCATAAGACATAGTGATTGCTAGTTCAAGCAACTTCATCTTATCTTCCAATCTGTCAATCAGTTCGACGTCTTGGATGTTGTACTCCATAAACTTCTGCCAATCGGATGTATAGAAGTCTTTGAAGTTTTCGTATTCAGAGTGATCAACTTTTCGCTGCCCAAGTTCGACGAAAGCGATATGGTCAAGTCTGTAAGATTCTTGATTTGAGTATGTAAACTTGCGATATAGATCCAGATAGTCAAGAATATTGACACCAGAGATATCGTAAGCATAATTTTTACGACCTTGGACATAGACTTCTCTCTCATTTGCACGATTCCATGGTGACAGACTCTTCATCCATTTCTCACCTAGGACACGATTGACCCGACGAGCGATGTAAGGGACGTCATACAAGTTGACATTCCAACCTGTCAGAATATCAGGTGTGTTGTTTGACCACCAGGTGATAAAGTCTGAGAGCATTTCATGCTCAGTCCAAAAGACTTTATACTCAACACCTTTAGGAGGATCAAATTCACGCATTGCCCAGCAATAGTATTGCTTCGTCACCATATCTTTGATGGTGATTGAAAGCATTTCTTCTGCTGCCTCTTCTACATTAGGGAATCCGTTCTCGCACTGAACCTCAATATCCAATGCGTAGATTTTCATCTGATTGATATTATAATCAACTTCATCAGGAAACTCTTGAGAGATAAATTGATACACAAATCTCTCGTATCCATGCACTTTGAATCCTTCAACGCCTTCATACTTAGCAATGAACTCTCGTGCTTCACGAGCAGACTCAAACTTTACAGGACGAACATTATCACCCTCTAGGGTCTTATGTTTTTCTTCTCGATTTGAAGTTACAAACAGGGTGGGACTAAAATGGGTACGAGACTGGACTGGTTGCCCATTCTCATACCCACGATAAAGGATCACATTTCCTGCAAGTTGTACATTGGTGTAGAACCTACCCATTCTTTGCTTGGTACTCCTTTGTAATTTGTTCTGACGGATCCACTATAGTCAAAACTGACTCGGATGTCAAGAATAAATCACGTTGAGATGCAAAAGCAGGAAACGCCTCAAGTGTGCCATCAGGTTTAATCTCAAAACATTTTTCAATTAAAATAGATGGTTCTTCATCCAGTTCAGTTACTTGACCAATTAGATATTCACTCCTGTTTGTCATCAGAAGAATCTTCAGGTTCGATTCCATTTGTTGCTCCAACTAATTCGGTGTACTTAGTGACTACATCATCATGTGTTTCATATGCACTGATGATTTCATCATAACGAACAATAATTTTTTGTTCTTTTGCAAGAGGTGCGTATGGTTCCATCGTAATCTCAGGATTACTGAGTTTATGGATGTTACCATTATCATCCTCAGCAGACATTCCTTCAGAGATCCAAACCGAATATGGTTGAATCAACTGATAACCAAGAACTTTAGTTTCGCCTTCCTGACTAATCTCTCGAATGTCACAGATGACGTCTTCACCGTTTCTTGTTCTTACGACTCTTACGCTCATAACTCCTCCTTTCAATTTCGTTTACTGCTTCCTTAATAATGTCCTTAAGGATTTTATCTTCGGTTGTATTTTTTTGTTCTGCGATGGGTCTGACATGCCGCAGAAGTTCTTCAGTATAAGATGCTGGTACTTCAATTGTCAAGAGGTCAGTTTCACCACTGTAATTATTCGGTTTTAGATTTACATACACATTCATAGTATACTCCAAACAAAAAGAGACCCTGAGGGTCTCTTCGGTTGTATACTATGTATCAATAATCATCCAAGTAACTCTGACAAGTATCAGGATTCTTTTTACAAAATCCTCTGACATAAGAATCAGCGTCAACTTCCATGGTGTAGTGTGCGTGATTATGTGCCAATCCTATAATGATAAGAAACCCAACCAACAGACCATTAAACAGAGTCACTGGGTGACTCAGGACTTTCAGAAACTTCATCAAGAATATCATAGACTTTAAGTTGCTGGTGATCAGGGATGATTCTCCTTAATTCTACCACAAGCATCCCGTTTGTGAAACTGACTGTGCCAATTTCGACATCATCCGACAGGTTGAAACCTCTAGCGAAGGT